TACTTTCATTAGCAAGCGGGATAATTGGGAAACATACCACAAGTACATAGTCAAGGCTATGTGTACTAAGGAGTCGTGGCAACTAGTCACTGACTTCGGTGAGTACTTCAAGGTACACACTGATGCTGCTGAGATAGGCACTGACTTCTCCTTGTGGTTCAGGTTAGACAGGCATCCGGGCTGGAAGCCTGAGCAACACGAGCACTACGCTCGTATCATTGACAATGTATTGGAGCGTGAGCTGCCCGATACTGATGGATTGATTGACCGATTGGCTGGCGCAGCTCGGGCTACCGAAGCTAAGGAGCTGGCTGATAAGTACAGCCGAGGTGAGATAACATATGAAGACATGCTCACAAAGCTCAACGATGGTGCGACGGCTATTGTTAAAGCATCAGCTAAAGAGCCGACTATCATCAGTCTTACGTTGGCAGATCTGGCAACGGTTTCATCCAGCGAGCGGGCCCTTTATTGGAGACTTGAGGATCTCAACAAATCCATTGGCCCAATTCGGAAAGGTGACTTGGTTATCATTGGCAAGAGACCCGAAGTTGGGGGCACCTCTTTTCTCGTCTCGGAAATGAGCTTCATGTTAGAACAGCTAGATAATGGGGGCCGTGCCATCATCTTCAATAACGAGGAAGCACCGGACAAGGTGTTCTCCCGCATGGCTACGGCTGCACTGGACGTAGACTATCGTACCCTGATGGGTGATCCCGCTAAGTATGACCTAGAGTTCGATGCTTGGAAGGACGGTAGAGAGTGGGACTTGTGCCACGATACTAACATGTCATTGCACAGTATCCATAAGCAGCTTAATGAGAAGGACTATGATATCATTGGTATCAATGTACTGCTCAAGGTTGGTGGTACTGGACAGCAAGAGGACCACGATAAGTTCCAGAAGCTAGGTGAGGAAATGCGGAAGATAGCACAGAAGTATGGGCCTGTGATCTGTATAGTACAGGCTGACCCTACTGCTGAGGGTATCAAGTATGTACCTGCTGACCGTATCTATAAGTCTAAGACAGCCTTGCAAGGTGAGGCTGACGTACAGATAATGATAGGTAAGGATGATGCACCGGGTACTGAGATGTTCCGTTACATCTCCGTGTGTAAGAATAAGATCCCGCCTGCTGAGTGTACTGACATGGATAAGAAGCATGTCAAGGCAGAGGTTAACTTTGACATAGCTACTGGCCGCTTCACATCGAGGAACTATTCTAGTAATAGTAGATTCAAGAAGGCTAAGTAATGACAGACAGTATATCAGATAGAGTAATTGTTATAGACTTGGAGACCACCGCTAATGGTGGTCCAAAGGGGGACAACCCCTCTCCCAAGTGGCCCAACAATAAGGTGCTGGCCTACGGTGGATACGCCCCATCAACTAAGCTGACAGGTACGGCCCAGTACCTTATGACAACAGCAGATTCAATTGTGTTTGCACAATTGCTCAACGCGGCCATTGAAGCTATAGATGATCCAATCATTGTGATGCACAACAGCGGGTTTGACCTAGCCTACTTGTACCGTGAGGGTGTCATTTCCCCACATGCAATGTCAAGAATAAAGCTACATGACACAGCGTTCTTTGAGTACAAGACTAGTGGGCACAAGTTCAAGTACCCATCACTCAATGATACCTGTATGCGTAGGGGTGTGTCACTCAGAAAGACACTGGATCTTGGGGCGTACCTAGCTGGTGGGGGTAAGATGGAGGACATACCCTATAGTCAATTGGTGCTGTACTTGACTAACGATTTGTACATGACCTTTGATCTGTGTATGATTCAGTCCGCTTCCCCTCGGTTTGGTGACCTAGTACAAGAGCACCTCAAGGTGTTCGCTGAAATGCTGGTCCACGGGCTGTTCCTCGACGTTCCCCTCACGCGCGCAGTCGCTAAGAAAAGTATAGAAAAAGAGAAAGAATTAAAATCTGAACTAACCAAGAGTTTGAAAAAGAGAATAAGAATAGAAGGTACTACAAAGAAAGGTGGTGTATCTGTAACACCACCCTTTGAAGAAAAGAAGTTTAATCTATATTCAAACAAAGGATTGAGTTCTATATTCTGTGGTTCACCTAGTCTCCATAGAATATATGCATCAGTCAAGTATATCATTGATGCACCAATACTACCAGATGATATCATTGAGGAAGTATGGCCCGAAGGGCCTCTAGCTAATGGATACTACTCATTCAAAGCAGATAAGTTGGACCTGTTGGCTAAGGCTCTAGATGCCAGAGGTCGAGCAAGTAGGGTAGAACAGATAGACCTGCTGCTACAGTATAGGGAAGTGAACAAGGTACTCAATACTTTCCTGCTACCATTTCTAGCTCTTGCTAAGTTGAGTGAAGATGAGTCTACAGTCCGCCCCGATATCAACACTACCAGTACCAACACAGGCAGGACTTCTTCGTCTGATCCCAATGGACAGAACATGCCACCTACTGTCAAGTCCCTGTTCACAGTGAGGCACCCTGATAAGGGTGGTAAGCTGATAGACATTGATGTCAAGCAGCTAGAGGTGGTGGCTGCGGCCTCTCTATCAGGAGATACTCAGCTTATCAGTGACTTACTTGACGGGGTTGACGTACACTATAACGTAGGCAAAGGGCCTATGGGATGGGGTGCCCCTTCCACTGTGTCCAAAGAGGAACGCAGGGTAGTCAAATCCATCGTATTTGGTATGCTTTATGGGGGTGGGGCGGGAACTTTATCCGTTGGTACGGGTCTAACTAAGGCTCAGACAAAGGAAATTATAGACGAGTTCTACCGAATCTACCCCGGAGTGGGGGAGTGGCACGATAGGATGCTGGTAGATATAGACCACCACAAGACCCCGGCTGGCTTCAAGAATGGGGAGCAAGTGTACGAATCTTGGATATCCATGTACGATCAGATGTACCACTTTGAGGAGTACGAGGTACCGGGATTTGTCAAGGCTAAGACTGGTCGGACCTACGGGTTCATGCCTACCCAGATAAAGAACTATCCGGTTCAAGGGTTTGGTGGGTACGATATCATGGCACGCCTACTCTACTACATAGACAGATACCTCAAGGCTATTGCCAATACAGACAATGATTACTATTATAAACCACTGATGTCAGTCCATGACTCATTCTTATTGGAGACAAATATACCAGAGTATCTAGTTCAAACAATAGTTGAAAGCGCTTGTAATGAAACAAGAAGCGATCTTAAGTTACCAGTACCACTGAAATGTGAAATGAATACCTCAGATAGATGGGAGTGAATATGTACGTATGTAAAGGTGTAGTAAAGAATGCTTGGACAAAGACAGTCAACACAAAGAAGGGACCGGGTAATGTCCACTACGTAGAAGTAGATGGCTACCAGATCAATACGGGGTTCCGTAAGACATTTGAGGTAGGCGAAGATGTTACGATCTATGTCGATCAGAAGTACGGAGAGTTCCAAATGGTACCGGGAAACCGGGGATCTAGTGGTGCGGCAGACATTAGTACAGCTACTGTTTCCAGTACTGGAAGTAGCGGAGGTAATCCGACTGGGAAGTTTTCGGGTATGTCTGGACGAAGTGCTTTCCCACTGTCGCCTACAGATCACGCAATCAGCATCTGCCGTCAGAACGCGTTGACTAACGCTAACACCCTGTTGGCTACGCTCTACATTGGTGGTAAGAAGGCCCCGCCTTCGCTTGAGGAACTGACTGACCAGCTCGTACTTACAGCTCACAAGCTGTCGAAGTTCACAACTGGTGCCCTTGATGCGGAGATTAAGGAGTCGCTCAAGAAGGAGTTTATGAAGGGTGAGTAAATCTATTCACACCCTAGTTTACGACATACATGAAGTACTAGATCGAGGGATCGACCATGATCCCAGTGCTGATCTAGCTACTAAGTATGCCATGCAAGTAGGTTCTCACTTTGCCAAGGCTACACTCCCTCGGGTAAAACCGAGGGAGAAGGGCAAGATGTGGGTATCTGATCTGAGCAAGAACTGTACGCGCAAGCTATGGTACGAGTTCAATTATCCTGAATGTGCGGAGCCTTTCTCGGGTTCCGCTAACTTCAAGTTCTTGTATGGTAACATACTAGAGGAGGCGGTCCTTTACTTCGCAGAGGAAGCGGGCCATACGGTTGAGCACGCTCAAGCTAGAGTAGAGGTACCTATTCCCGGCAAAGAATGGGTCGTATCTGGTAGAATTGACGCCATTATAGATGGGCACTTGGTTGATGTGAAAACCTGTTCCTCCTATGCTTTCAGTAAGTACAAGAAGGACGGTGGATTGAATCCAAGCAATGATTCATGGGGCTACACATGGCAGCTTTCTTTCTATGACCATGCTCAACGAATGAATCCTACTACACCGTACCGTACTACGTCCGGCGAGACGGGTATACTCTGGATAGATAAGCAGAACGGACATTTGATGTACGATCATGTTCCAAGCTATCCTCAAGCGGCTTTAGAGAATAGGATCGAGACCGCTATAACACACATTGAGTTCAGTGATGTGTCTAAGATTGGTCGTATACCCACTGAGGCTTTCGGGGCTAGGGGTAATCAGGCACTGAGTATCGAGTGTTCCTATTGCCAATTCAAGAAGGAGTGCTGGAAGGATGCCAATGGTGGCGCAGGTCTACGTGGGTTCGCCTACATGAAGGGACCAGTGTTTATGACCGAAGTTAAGGATACACCACGAGTACCGGAGTTGACACTGACATGAAGCTATACATTCGGGGCCGCACAATATTGTGCCACGCCAAAGCTAACCAAAGGAAATATTACCTTGCTTTGTACAATGGACTCACCGATGAACAACTCGACAAGATCAAAGTGGACACAAGGGATCAACCGCTCCCTACTGGATTCACCTATGGAGAATGGCTTGAACGGAACAAAGGCAAGTGATCTGACGCCCGCCTCTAAAGTACAGGTAGGTGGCGACCATTACAAGAGCCTACCTATACAGCCATCCGAGTTCATTTACAAGAACGGACTCAATTGGATGGAAGGTAACGCCGTCAAGTATATATGCCGACACAGGCAGAAGCACGGCAAGAAGGACATAGAGAAGGCTATCCACTACCTTGAGCTACTGCTTGAGTGGGAGTACGGTGTCGGACATACCGACCCGGATGATGTACCCTTTTGAGGTCCAAATTTGAAAAACGAGTAGCTCGGTATCTAGATGAATTGGGCGTTAACTATGAATACGAATCAATTGAACTAGAATACGAGGAGCCGCTTCGGAAGAACCGTGCCTTTTGTAACGATTGTGGATCGCAAGAGCTACGTCGAATAGGGTGGTATACACCGGACTTCGTGTTAGCCAACGGTACAATCATTGAAGCAAAGGGCCGGTTCACAGCAGCAGACCGACGTAAGATGCTGGCTGTTATCGAGGGGCACCCTGACTTACGTATATGCATGGTATTCATGCGGAACAATAAGCTAAGTAAACGGTCTAATACTACGTATGCTGACTGGTGCGAGGCGAACAATATAGAGTACACAATAGACTCTATAAACATGGAGTGGTTAGAATGAGAAAAGGCAAAGACTTTATTACCGAAGATGGTAACATATTCTACCGGTGGGTAGAGAACGACGGTAAGGTTGCTTTCAATCTCACCATGGTAGGCTCTGGTCAGCCTACTATCAACCTGATGCTTGAGACTAGGGAAGAACTTGAGCGTCTGATGGACGGTATCGGGGATTGCCTCGATGTTAACGGGGTGGGTATCGGTGGCTAAGCAATACAGGGAATTTATAACCGACAGCAACATGGTTGTGGTAGCCTCTAACTTAGACTATACCAACGGTATCCAACCTATGGTTATGATCTTGGACTACGCCACAGACTCCGTGACCTACGTGTCCGGGCTGGCTGCTATTGAGAGCCTGTCTTTGCACCTTCAAAATATTATACGGGAAGTGTATGAAGATTCATAAGCCAAAGATCCTCTACTTGGATATAGAGACACGCAAGATGACGGTCAAGACCTTCACTCTATATCCCAAGTTTATACCGGCAACTGAGATAGAAGATCCCGGTGGTATGCTATGTTGGGCAGCTAAGTTTGAGGGCGGTACTGTGGAGTACCGTAGGCAGGGTGATCCTGACTTCCTCACCAAGCTGCACGATATGGTAGATGAAGCTGATATCATTGTACACTACTACGGTAGCTCCTTTGATATGAAGCACATTAACCGGGAGTTCTTAGCGGCAGGGCTAGACCCTCCGTCCCACTATCAACAGATAGATTTGAAGAAGGTAATAAAGCGTCACTTCAACTTCCCGTCCTACAAGCTGGACTATGTGTGCCAAGCTCTAGGGATAGGCTGCAAGGTCAAGCACATGGGTTCTGAGATGTGGGATCTATGCGACCAAGGGGACAAGAAGGCGTGGCGTATGATGGAGAAGTACAACAAGCAGGACACAAAGCTATTGCCTGCGCTGTACAAGAGGGTACGTCCGTGGATATCTAACCATCCTAATACTGCCCTGTATGTAGAAGATCCTGATAAGCCCATCTGTCCTACCTGTCAGTCAACGAAGGTAGTTCGTAAGGGTACTCAAGTAAACAAAGGAACCGGATCATACGAACGGTTCAAGTGTGGTGGTTGTGGTGCTCCGTTGCGATCCCGTATCGCAATACGCAAGACTAGCCCCCATGTATTAGCGAGGAGCTAACTATGGATACAAAGCGTTTGTATGAATTGGCCACTAAGCCCAGTCTTGAACTTACCTTTGAGGAGAAGCAACTGGGTTATTGGAAGGATGCAGAAGGTCGCCTGTTCATTGGCGACTTCTTGGAAGTAATCGTCCCGTTTATTCCAGATGAGTACGAAGATGAAGACAAGTGATTTCGAGAAGCATTGGGAC